ACTACAAGGTAATCTGTGTAATCCTTTGCTCTTTCAAAATAACGAAGATGTCCTGAATGAATAGGATCAAACCCACCAGTAACAAGACTCACCTTTTCAAAAATCATTTCAAACTCCAATTATCAAATGTCCATTCATAAGACCAATCTAAATCATGAGTTTCTGATAATTGATTTCTAACCTTCTCAACTTCATTCTCTACACCATCTGGGAATTGTGCATCAACATGACAATGAAATTGTATTTGGAAGTTTTTAATTTTAGGTCCATAACCATTATCTAATATATGAGGAATAGTAGTATATTCACATCCCTCAGTATTAATTGCTAATAGATCAATAGTATCTACACCCAACTCTTCATATACTTCTTTAAAAGATCTTATTTTAATTTCTGTAGTTCCTTGTAATCCAAATCCATTATTTAAATTTTCAATCTCATCCTCAAAAACAGAAGAACTATCACCAGAAATAAACAATTCTTTAGTATCTGCTTTATCATCAATACCATAATTAAAAGTTCTAACTTTATCGTTACCTCTAAACTTTTCCTCTAGAACATCATAAAATGGTTTGTAAGGTTCGAAAATGTATATGTTACAATTAAACTTTTTATATAATTCTCCACTATACCATCCTTCATATCCACCAATATCAAAAACAACTGAATCTTCATTCAACTTATATTGCATTCTAAGAGTTGAATTACCATTAGACCTATGCCATGCATCTTGCTCACCATAGAACTTTTTATTATTGAAAGTAAATTCTAAAACCATTTTAATTTTTTCATTTGATTTAATTATATATCATTTACATATAATTTTCAAGCTCTCTTCTAAATTATATTGTGGTTCAAACCCAAGTGATTTAAGTTTTTGTGTATTCATCCAAAAATCTTTTCCTTGAACTTGAGTATGAAATTCTGGTGGTTCTATATTATTAATCTCTGATTCTGATTTCATATATTGTTTAGCAAAAGAAATAATATCACCAACCTTAGTTGGATATCCAGACCCAATATTATATACAGTATTCAATTCACCAGAATCAACAACCAATTTAATTGCACGACACACATCATTAACATGCATTACATCTCTACAATGTGATCCATTATCATATAGATTAATATTATGATTAAGTTTAAGTTCATTAATCATCCACATAATAGCATTCTTTTTCTTAGATGCTTTGGCATCTTCCAATCCAAGAACATTACACAAACGCAAAATTCTATACTTAACTCCATACGTAGTACAAAATGAAATTAAAAGATCTTCGGCACATTTTTTTGTAATGGAATAAAATCCAGTTGGATTACAAATAGCATCTTCCTTAACAGGTACAGAAGATGTCTTACCATATACAAACCATGAACTAATAAAATTAAATTCAATATCTTCAGATCTACAATGATCTAATACTTCACACAATAAATGTAAATTAGTATCAACATCTAATGTAATATTTTCATGAAGATTATAATTATCAACTGTTGAAATAAAATATAAAATCTTATTAGACTTTGGCTTACGTTCATCACGTTCTATATTAATCAATCCATCATACATTTTTTGGAATGTTCCACCAACAAATCCACTACCACCATATAAAGAAATCATTGTTTCAAATACCATTCAATAGTTTTTTCTAAACCTTGTTCTAAAGTAAATTTAGGACTCCATCCTAAAGTATTTTTAATTTTACTAATATCAGTTGAATATCTAAAGTCATGACCAGGACGATCATCTACAAATTCTATCATAGATTCATCTTTTTGCATAATATCAATAATAATTTTAACAAGATCAATATTTCTAATTTCACACTCACCACCTATATTATATTTCTCACCAACCTGTCCTTCTTTCCATACTTTTATTAATGCTTCACAATGATCTTGTGCATATAACCAATCTCTAATCTGCTCTCCTGTACCATACACAGGAATTTTATTACCACTTATTAAATTCTTAATAGTCTGAGGGATCATCTTTTCTTTATATTGTCTTGGTCCATAATTGTTAGAACAGTTAGTAATAACAGCAGGAAGACCATATGTAGTATGATATGCCATTACAAAATGATCACTTGATGCTTTAGATGCTGAATAAGGATTTCTTGGATTATAAATTGTATCTTCTGTGAATGACCCATCTTCAATAGATCCATACACTTCATCAGTAGAAATGTGCATAAATTTTTCTACACCATATTCCAATGAAGCATTAAGAAGATTAACAGTACCAATAATATTAGACTGTATAAATGGTGAGCAATCTTCAATAGAATTATCTACATGACTTTCAGCTGCTAAATGAAATACGTAATTAGGTTTATATGCAGAGAAGACTTCAGATACCTCATCCTTATTTGATATATCATAAGGATATAAAAGTACTTTACTTGGAATATTATTTTTATCAGAAGCATATGTAAGAGAATCTATACAGACGATCTCATCATCACAATAATTTAATAAACTCTCAAGTAAATGACTGCCTATAAATCCAGCACCACCAGTAACTAATATTGTCATTTTTGTACGTACTTCTCCAACACTTCTGGTGAATATTGTTGTATATCTTTTTTTATGTTCTCATCTCTTTTTTCCTTTTCAAGTTCATATACTCTAGTTCTAAGTTCAGTTGATGAATAAGTATGTCTTCTCAAATGATAATGTATTTCAATTCCATTATCAATACAATATTGTTTTCCAGTTACATCTACATCCTTATACTCTTCACTCAAAAATCTAACATGAAATGTTTGTGTTTTAATTAAATTAAGCAAATCCAATTCCGTTTCATATACAAGAATCTCATCTACATACTTACATCCTTGTACCTGAACATATCTTTCGTATATTGATTGTGTTGGTTTATTCTTAACTCCTGGTCGATCTATAGTAGGATCTACTTGAATAGCAACTTTTAAATAATCACATAATTCTTTTTCCATTTTTAACATAGTCACATGACCTGCATGAAATAAGTCAAAAGAACTACATTGAAATCCTATTTTCATTTACTATACTCTCCCGTAATCATCTTCAAGTCTTACTATATCATCTTCATAACATTCACCCCTCTGCACTTCAATAAAGGTAATACCTCTATCACCACCTTCAAGACGATGTATGCCACCCTTTGGAATATAAGCATACTCTCCAGTTCTTATTGTTGTCGTTAAATCTCCTTGTGTGATTTGACCTATACCATCAACAATAGTCCAATGTTCTTCACGATGATTATGATATTGAAGTGAAAATCTTTTAGAAGGTCTCACATAAATCTTCTTAACTTTATAATCTAATTCATCTAGGAGAACCTCATAGGTTCCCCATGGTCTGTATTCTATTGACATAACTATTCATAATACATAAATTATATTTCAATTATCATATTGATCCATTCCTAGAGAAGGTGTTTTTTTGAGAATCGTAACTAATTTTTCAAACTTAGATTCGAAATCTCCACTAACAGATGGTTCTTGATTTGAATTAGATTCAAGTGCTTTTACTGCCGCTTCTAACTTTGTAAGTCTTGCTTCAACTTCAACATCATACTTAGACATTGATGCTCCAGATGCAGACTTTGATGCTTGTCCTTTTGACATTTTAATAAACTAACTAACTATCTTTTATATAGCAAGGAACACCAGAAGGGTCAAGCCATTTAGTATATTCAAAATCTTCTATAGCAGTTGTTAATTGCATTCCATTATCACAGAGGTACATATCACTATACCTTCTTGTATAATAATCTTGTTTTTGAATACGATAATCTGGTTTCCCATTTTCCAATGTTCCACACTCCACATAACGATATGGATATCGTTCCATAATTACTGTCATGATACTTCCACTAAATCTTGTCTGACACATTCCATGATAAGATTATAATCTCTATCAGGATCTTCTCCGTCTAATATTACTTCTTCCTGATAGAATCTTTTTATCTTTTTATAAAGTTTAGGATTCTTAACATCGAGAAATATTTCACTATTTGCCGCAGCACGTAATGTGCTTAGATCTTTCTTAAACTTTGAGGTAAGCGTCATTGCTTTGAGTTATTTACTTTAATATTATAATAGATACAAGTTATCTAGTCAAGTATTAGATACGAACTATTATATCTCCATCGTCATCCTCATCATCTTCTTGAATTTCATCAATACGTTCTTGTAATGATTTTAGTAAAGGATCTTTTTTATTTTCATTACCAAATTTTACAACCAACAACTCATCACCATTCTTAACATCTGTCATTTCAGGATGAGGAATCTTGGTTACCGTTTTCTTTTCTACACTATATCCTTGCATAGAAATATCTTGCGAAATACTCCACCCCTTTATAATAGATCTTATCGCAAACGCAAAAAGAACTATCCAACTAAGTGAAAATATTAAATCAGTTATCGGATTCATTATCCCTCAAGTGTTGATTTAAAAGATAAAACCAAACAACAGCCAATACTATTATAGAAAATACTCTAATAGAATCAGGTGAGGTGTCAATCATATCCTCGGTATTTTATTTAGAACAGGTGCTAAATCTTGCTCTACTATATCCTTTGTCTTCTCTGCGATATCATCCAAGATATTAACATCAAGATCCATGAATGGTGGAATGATACCAAGTATGCGAAGTAATCCATCTACAAATAATGC